CTTGATTGTAGTGCTCTGTGATATGCGCTATCACTGCCTCAAATACTTTAGTATCTACCTTACCATCCATCAAATGTTTAGCCATCTGTTCGGCAGTAGGAACAACTACGCTTAAATGAATCTCAGAATTATCCCTCGGTGAAACTGGAACTGACTGGCCTTGCATCAACATGACATTCTCAAACATTTGAAGACGCTGCTGTTCGGCCTGCTCGGTAGGATCGTTCTGCGGAAGAAGAACGCGCTTGGAAAAATCAGAACCGATACGCGCAGTTAAATCTTCTACTTCCAATTGCCTCTGATTATAAAGCGGGTTGCCTTTTTTCTCTGACGCGACTGCCACAATCAATTGTCTCTGCTGCGGAGTTAAATCTCGCACAGTTTCAACAACGACTTGATTAGCTAGTTCGTTTATTTCTTCTCGCGTTAATCCGAAATCCAACAATTCTTGTTGAGCGGACTTTGCATCTTTTTCATCAGTTTCTAAATCATAAATCCGCTTCTGCATCAGACTCACCATATCAGTGAACTGTTCCAAAAAACGAGAAATACGAACATCGCGCGCTTCCTCTTCGCGAGAAGCGAAGAGATTAATCAACTCAGGAGATTTTCGCTCACCTTGAATAAGTTGAGCCGGGGGAGAAGTGGACCCAATCAATTGATCAACTAACATCGAAAAATAGGCATCCAATTTCAAAAATGGTTCGATGTTGCCATCCATTTTCTGATCTGTTATTTTCCAATTTTCAGGAAGAATAATCGTAGAACCTATGACCGACATCTTGTAGGTATGAATCCGCTTGATGTCACCTTGAATTACCATCTTACCTGAGAGAATAGAACGATCAACAATTTCATTACGGGTCCGGTCCAACATGCCCGCTAATTCATAGATATCTCGCCCGATTCCTTTAGAACCGTGCATCGTTCCATTTCCTTTCTGAAAAGCAAAGAAACTTAAACAAGACTCCATGTTATCAAAACGATCTTCGCGCGTGAAGATTTCATTCAAGCTCAAACCCGCGAAACGATAATGCGAAACCTTACCAGTAACTTCACGAGCGAGAAGAGAATAAACCACAATAACGCTTGCGCCCGCCATATATGAAGCGCCAATCACCAATTCACGCGCCGCATTCTGATACCAAGTTTCGAGAGTCCCTCCGACGTTTAAACGATCTCTAATCTGATCAGGAGAAGCTTTGTTAATCTGCGTTCTACACTCCTCCACATTCCATCCGGCATCCTCTGCCGCCTTTGCATCTTTAATCTTATCGAACAATTCGTGCGGAAGCATTGTTTCTTTAAGCGCGACAACCTGCGCATAAGATGTGGTTTGTTTTATACCGTCAGAAAGAAAATTTTCATCTTGTTTGAAATGTGTGGGAAACCACGAAAATTCATCAAGCACCGAAACTACAGAATGTCCAAACAAAGCATTATCAAAAGCGATGTCCTCGACTAGTGTTCTCCATCCTTTTCGAGAACGTATAGTGCGAGTCGTAACCTCTCGAAATTTTTCAGTCTTTTCCACTGAATTTTGATATTTATCGGAAAGTTTTGAATTGGTGAGATATTTCAAACCGTGAACAGCTTCCGTAAACCGAGGAGCTACCTTTTCAATCATCAAAGGCAATGGCTTAGTCGTAAAATTTTGACGCCAACCCAATCCTTCGGCTTCTAATTTCGCGGCATCATATGGACGCTCGGCATTGTATTTAGCCAAAATTCTACTATTTACAATGTGCCTATTTCGGTTTGCCTGAACTAGCGTTTTGACAACCTCCTGTCCCATTCCAGCGTCTTTTATAGATCGCTGGGTGGGTTTTCCAGCATCGGTTAATTCGGGACTTTGGATCAAACCCGGTCTAGGGTTGCGAGGAGATTCGGCGGTAGATGTGTGAATGTCAGACATTAACAAAGAATTAGTGTATCCATTTGGACAATTTTGTCATAACTTTATGGACCCATCTCCGTTTCCAAAATCCTTTCGGACAACGTTCAAGATTCAAACGCGCCTTCGCCCAAACGAAACAAGTGCAAATAGAACATTGATCTGACTCCTGATCGAGATGCGGACACGCCTGACATGTTTGAATTCGAATAACAGTAGTTTCATCATCCGCCAAAGCTTTGAATCCAGCCAGTCGAGTAGCGATTACAACCACTATTGACCATAAAAATCGAAAAGGATTTGGAATTAACATCGCTTACGCCAACATTGCGTGGGAAGGTCCGGTTCATCTACTCGCTGTTCATCTAAATAAATGGCTACCGCATTGTCCTGACTCAAAACAGCGCAACCATGCAACCGGCCATCGATTGCTTTACCGCCGATAAGCGTCCGACGCATTTCATTCACTGCCGATCTACAACTAGAACAGCCTTCCTGCATCGCTTGATTTTCTGGACAATTAGCACAAATATTAGCGCGCGCCGGGGCTTCTTCATCTACAAAAACTAAAGGCTCTTTCGCCCGAAGTCTTATTTTTTCACTGAGCCAAGCTAACCATCTACCCTTTAACGATACCCGCCGTCTATCTCGAAGCATTTGCGGAGTTTCATCTGTGCATATTCCGGGATTCGATTTACACGCTTGCTCCATTACTTCCTGTTCAGGATTTCCTGACGGAAAATTATTTCGTCTTCGATATTCTGTTACACGCGCGAATACCCCCTTCCAATTACTAGATGTAATTATAGTTCCATCGTTTTCTTTAAAGACATACCCGCCTTTAGGAAAAAGGTTTACGTTGATCTTACGCATTATAACAATAAGTTTGACAAACCTTCACGCTCGTCAAGAATTTCTGTTTTATTTGTTACATCGATGTAAACTCCGCCCGGATATCGATCCGACCAGTAATCATCATCGAATCCGTCATGCCCCAATGGAACAGAATCTCCTTTCATCGACGGCGTGACGCCGGAACCGAATCTGGCGGCGTAGACCAGTAACGTTAGAGAATCTGCTTCATTCGGAGAAGAAAACCCTCTCGACATGTAATCTCGCTTAGACTCGACTCGCTTAGATTTACCCGGTCGATACCTCCGCTGCGTAAGTTGCTGCGCCAAATTTGTAATATCAACTGAAGGGCTGATTAGAAAATAGTCAAATTCTCCATACATTCGAGTCATAAACCAGAGCACCGAACACATACGATCATATTCTTCATCGCATGTTTTAGTGTCTTCGAGCATGATTTTTTTGTCTTTGGGTGGGCCATCCGAATAATTAAGATCATGAACAGCGCTAGACCACTCATGTTTTATAAAATCTGCTACACCCGTGCCAACACCTGTTCTATCCAAGGCAAAATATTCTGGACGAACCCCGGCGCGCTTGCTCGTCAAAAGAATTTTATCTTTCATTTCTGGAGTAGCCGCTTTTGGTAAAGTAAACTGTTGATCTAATTGCACAGCCCATCTCGGCAAAACGTTTCCCTTTTTATCTTTGAACATCACTGTTTGCCCAGTTGGAAAATCAATAGAAGGAGATAACTTCTTACCGCTGGCCAGACCACATTTACCCAATGAATACACCGCTGCATCCCCGCCTTCAAGGGCTACATCGCAAGCTCCTACCGGCTCAGGACTGTTATACCAAATAAACTCACCACGCATCTTATAGAACAATCCTGACGGAACAATTGTTAGCTCGACGCCTTGCGGAGGATAAGCTCCGCGACCCATAGAAAAATATCCAGCCGACGTTCTGCCTCCGGCGTTACGCGCTATTTTTTCCAATCCTTCTCTAGTCTGAAGGCCCGGATATATCACTTCACCTCGAATTACATTTTCGGAACGCTCGCCATCCAGACGAAGAACATCCCATCCGCGCTTAGAACGCCATTTAAAATGTTTTTCTGAATCGAAATTTTCCCACCCAAACTCCGGCTCGGCCCGCTTTGCTACTTCATCGTGCTGATTGGTGGGATTATATGCCATGAAAATTTTTAGTCCACCTTCCCCGGCATTAGACAAAACGTTGTCGATATCAGACCAAAGACCGCCCGGAACATTTTCGGCTTCGTCAATGAAAACAAACATGCGAGAAAGTGATCCGAAAATAGGATGTGGTTCGGGGCGCGGTTTTCGCTTAGCTCCTTGCAACCTTCCAGCCTTTTTAACTTTTCCAATCGGAATTATGATTCCTTTAATGGCTGAAAGTTGATTTCGTCGATCAAGCCCCACAAAAAGCTCACCTATCTCGCCCGGCATTGGCAACTTAGCACTCTGATGAAGGCTCACAATATGTGAAAAAAGGTTCTGTTCAAGATGATCTTCGTTGGGGCCAATTAACTTTATCGAAGTCCAATTGGGATCGCGAATCCATTCAAGAAAAAGTCGAACACCCATACCATATGATTTTCCCAAAGATGCGGCACCCATAATCAATCCAGTGCCCGATTCGTCAAAGAGCTTCCAAATAGCTTGAACCGATTGTGGTTCGGGCGTAAACTGGGTGGGGGTCCAAAGTAATTGGGCGGCTTCTTCCATCCCGCCGTTGTTCATTAAATAGTGTAAATAATGTTGAATTACCGGAACAGACTTAGCCGGATTCATGAAATCGGATTTTAATTCAAGCTCACAACATTCGTTTATGAGTTTTGCGGCATCTGAAAAATTCTCAGCATGAACAAAACGAGTGACCGACTGAGCGAGTTTTTTTTCAACTGGATCAATCAACATATCGAACGACCACAATTCAAAATATCTTCTATTGATTCAAAACTAACTATTTCAGCTTCGTTCCACCCGCGCGCTAGGTATTTGGAATGACAAGGAAAAGGCTCGTCATCTATGCTCTTTATCTTCACTTCTTTTCCAAGAACGTAGTTCAGTATTCCGAGAG